AAACCTTTCCTAATGAATTACCGAGAAATAACTCAACAACTATTGAAGGAATTAGATTTCTTCAAGGTCAACAAGAAGTAATCAATGTTATTGAAGCTACTTATAAAGAGAGTATAGACGATGTGTATGAATCAACCTCAGTCGATGCCTAATGTAGAACCTGTAAAAACAGAAGCTAAATCAGGAGAGCCTATTACTTCTCAAGACCCTACCTTTAAAGTTAATAAACCTTCAACCAGAAGGATGAACCTTAGAATTAATAGGCCAGAATGAAAATTTATACTGAAGTTAATTATACTTGGGATGACGAAAAAAATGAACTAGTTAAAGAATCTGAAAAATCATTTGAGTATGAAGGAGAACTTGCTCTATGCTGGCCTAATGTTAGTATGCCGACTTGGAAGCCACCAGTAATTACCATACCCGATATTGATCTTGATCCTAGAACTTCTGATATAAATTTAGGTGATGGAACATTAGGACAAAACTTAGAAAATATAGATCTGAATCCTGCCACTTCTTCTGTTAATCCTCTTGATCAACCAAACTTAAACCAATTTGGAACAGGTCAAGGAGGAACAATGGGTGATATTACTGGTGGCCTTTCTCATGTTGGAGGAGAAATAAATGCAGGAGTAAATACAGGACTCTCATTTATGGGTTATCTAGGAAATAAATTATCTGAGTTTTTGTATGGTTCTCAAAAGCCATCTGATGTTGTAGTAAAGAATGAGAAAACTGCAGGAGGAAAAGATAAACAAAGCGCAGCAGAACTAGGAACAAATAAAGGACAGCAACGATCAAGATCCTCTTTAAAAATTAGCTGATGAAATATAAAAAAGAAAGTAGAATTACTATAGAAGCTTCTGATGATTATACTGAGGAGTACCCAGTAAAATCTGAATACTCTAAGTACTCTCAGGATAGAGACAACTATCTTAGGAGAGGTAGAGAAGCTTCTTTATTTACTATACCTACTCTCTTACCTCAAGAAAGTTTTGAAAGTTCCTCACAAATTACTACACCATTCCAATCCGTAGGAGCAGAAGGCGTAAACAATTTAAGCGCTAAGCTTCTCATGTCTTTACTTCCTCCTAATGCACCCTTCTTTAGACTAGTAGTAGATGATGCAGAACTTGAAGGTCTGTTAGCTGAACAGAGATCTGAAGCTGAGAAAGCTTTAGCTAAGATTGAGCGTTTAGTAATGCAGGAAATTGAAGTCCGTGGACTAAGAGTTCCTATTTCTGAAGCACTTAAACAACTTATTGTTACAGGAAATGTTCTTGTATACCTACCTCCTAAAGAACAGATAAGAGTATTTCGTTTAGATCGTTATGTTGTTAAACGAGACTCAATGGGTAATGTCCTAAAGATTATCACTAAAGAATCCCTTTCTTCTTTGTCTCTTCCTGAACGTGCTAAAGATATACTCTCTGATCCTGAATCAGAAGAAGTATATAAAAACCATGACTTATTTACTTGTGTTCAATGGACAGGAAGTAACTGGAAAATACATCAAGAGTTAGAAGGAAAAACTGTTCCAGGATCAGAAGGTTCTTATCCTAAAAATAAATGTCCTTATATTGCTCTTAGGTTTACATCAATGGATGGAGAAGACTATGGACGAGGATATGTAGAAGAGTACTTAGGAGATCTAAAGTCTCTTGAGTCATTAACTCAGTCTATTGTAGAAGGTTCAGCAGCCGCTGCAAAAGTATTATTCCTTGTTAGACCTAATGGTACTACAAGAGTTAAGACTTTAGCAGAGTCTCCTAATGGAGCTATAGTAACAGGAGATGATAATGATGTATCTTCTCTTCAGCTTGGTAAGTCTCAGGATTTTGGTGTAGCTATGAACACAATACAAGTATTACAAACTAGGTTATCCAGAGTGTTCCTTATGAACTCTTCTATCCGAAGGGATGCTGAGCGTGTTACTGCAGAAGAAATAAGAATAGCACATCAGGAATTAGAGATAGCTTTAGGTGGAGTTTATGCTGTTCTTTCTCAGGAGTTCCAGTTACCTTTGGTAGAACTCTTAATGAATAAGATGCAGAAAGAAAAGAAGATTCCTAAACTTCCAGAAGAAGGATTGAAACCTCTTATTATTACAGGAGTAGAAGCTCTTGGAAGAGGAGAAGATTTGAATAAATTAGGAATGTTTTTACAGCAACTAGCACCACTTGGTCCAGAAGTACTAAGGGAAATTAATGTTTCTGATTATATTACTCGTCTTGCAGGTTCTCTTGGTATTGATACTGAAGGACTAGTGAAGACTGAAGAAGAGAAAATGTTAGAGATGAAAGCTGCTCAAGATCAACAAGCTGCTGCAATGAACCAACAAATGATAGGTAAAATGGCAGAGAAAGCCACACCCGAAATGGTTAAAGGTATGGGTGATCAAATGCAACCACCACCTCCAGAAATGGCTAACTAATAACATAAGAGGAGACTCACAATGGCAGAATTTCAACAAGTAAGTACACATGAAGATGCTCCACCGCCTCCAGAAGGAACGCAAGAGCATGAGCAAGCTATGGTTCAACTTGCAGAAGAAGCAGGAGCCGTAGAACGAGATGATGAACAACCTTCATGGCTTCCAGATAAATTTGAAAGTCCTGAAGATATGGCGAAAGCCTATCATGAATTAGAAACAAAATTAGGAGGTTCGGAGTCTGTGACGAACAGCGATGAGGGTACAAAACCTCCGCAGACTCCTCATCCCACTTTACAAGATGCAAAAGAAGCAGTAACAGAACAAGGATTAGATTTTGATAAATACTATAAGGAATATTTAGAAAACGATACCCTTTCAGAAGCCTCATTTAAAGAACTCAATGGAAAAGGCATGAGTCCTGAGATGGTATCTTCATGGATAGAAGGACAGAATGCTATTTCAGATCAGGTAGCTGATATGGCTTATAGTTCTGTAGGAGGAAAAGAACAATATAATTCAATACTTGAATGGGCAGGTAAATCTCTTACTGAAAAAGAGATAGGTGTATTTAATTCTGCACTAGAACATGGCACAGTAGACGAAAGTTTATTTGTTATTAAATCTCTTAATGCTCAATACCAAGTGGCAAACGGAAGTTCGCCTAACTTAATGCAGGGATCAACTGGTGGATCTGGAACAGAAGCTTTTAGTTCATTAGCGCAAATGTCTGAAGCAATGCGAAATCCTAAATACAATACTGATCCTGCTTATAGGGAAGAAGTAACTAGGAAACTAGAATCTTCTAACCTTATGTAATACGGAAGTAAAACATACGAACAAAATTAATGCCCTCTGAGGAGGATAACTTTAATTGGGAACGATGAAGATAAAGCCGTAACTTTAACTCATGCTAGTTTAAAACTAGTAATCTTTAATCTCAATTAAAATTAAATATGGCACAAAATTATGTCGGTCAAAGGTCCGGTCTAGTTGATGCTTCTGCCTCTACCAGTTCTAGGCAATTATTCCTAAAGCTGTATGCTGGCGAAGTAATGACCGCATTTCAGACCAAAAATGTAATGATGAACTATACGAGAACCCGAAATATTAAGAAGGGTAAATCGGCACAGTTCATTATGACAGGTAAACATCGTACCGCAGGGTATCATACACCTGGAGCTGAAATCGTACCGAACGTAACAGCTAAGCAAACTGAAAGAGTAGTTAGTATTGACGATCTCTTAATTGTGAATCAATTCATCCCTAATATTGATGAAGCGATGTCTCAATATGACATACGTTCAGTCTATTCTTCAGAAGCTGCTTATGGATTAGCCTATGCTGCGGATAAAAACGTCCTCAGAATGGCTATTAAAGCTGGTCTATCAACTTCAGCAGCCGCAGTTGCAGCTCTTGTTCAAGAGAATGTAGCGTGGACTGATGAGGATTTCTCTGCCAATGTGGTAATCGGAACTTGCGCTCAGTCTGTAAAATCCATGTATTTCATGGAAGCAGTCATCGAAGCAAAGCGTATTCTGGAAACTGCAGGAGCGCCTCTTGATGATTTAGTAGTTGTCTGTGCTACAGATATCTACTATCACATGTTTAAATCCCAGACTAACGGAGAAACTACTGCTAATTTACATCTCTTTAATCAGGATGTAGGTGGAAGTGGCTCAGTTAAGGATGTGAATCTTCCAACTATTGCAGGTATTCCAGTAGTTAGAACTCCTCATCTTGGATCTGGTGGTTCCTCAGCTTGGGCTACTAACCTTTGGGCTATGACTGGCTCAGGTGGTACTCGTACTGGTACAGTTCCATCTGCAGATCGTCCTTTAGGTGCTACAGAATCTAACAGGACAACTGTGTATGATCTTCCTGCTGGAGCCGCTTATGGTGGTGAAGGCGAGAAAGTTCGTGCTATTGTCATGAACAAAGATGCAGTAGCAACTGTTAAATTATTGGATCTTTCGGTTGAGACAGATTATATGGTCAATCGTCAAGGAACAATGATTGTTTCTAAATATGCAATGGGTCATAACGTATTACGTCCAGCAATGAGCGTGTTACTTTCTGCACCTATAGCATAATAACCTCTTTGTGGGGTATGGTTAATCCTCTTGCCGTACCCCATTTTCGTAGAGGAGATATAAGAGTTCTCCATAACTCCTCTACACCCTCACACAAATATCCCCAAATAAAACTTTATGGCTGTTTCTAAAACTACTAGATTAAATGCTATCAATTCTATGCTTATTGGTATAGGAGAAGCTCCAGTAAATACTTTAAACTCTGGTCTTCAGGAAGCAGAAGTAGCTGAAATAGTTCTAGAATCCATTTCTCGTGAAGTGCAATCTTTAGGATGGTCTTTTAATACTGATCTAAGATATGAACTAACTCCGAATAACGAAAAAAGTATTTCACTTCCTTCCAATACTCTCCAAGTAGATACCCTAAGTTTAAAAAGAGACTACAATTCAGATATTATTGAACGTGATGGTAGATTATATGATCGAACTAAAAATACTTTTGATTTTGATGCTGCGGTAAAAGTTAATATTGTATACTTCTTTGATTTTGAAAAGATTCCTGAGTATGCCCGAAATTACATTACATTAAGAGCAGGAAGAAAGTTCCAAGAAAATACTATTGGTTCTAGCGAGATGACACAGCTACAATATAAAGATGAGCAAACAGCTTTACTTGCTCTTAGAGATGCAGATTCTCAAGCTGCCGACTTTAATATTTTTGATAACTATGACACATTTGCTGCCTTAGATAGAGGTTCAGGCGCTCCTGTAAGTGTACTTGATTCACAACGAAGATTATATTCCTAATTATGGCTTTAATTTCTAGTCCTATACCAAATTTAATTAATGGTATTTCTCAGCAACCTGCTGAAATTAGATTGCCTACCCAAGCAGAAAGACAGATCAATGGTCTGAGTTCTGTGGCAAGAGGTCTAGAGAAACGACCTGGAACTGAACATCAATCAAGACTATCTACTACTGCAGAGAATGATACATTTATTCATAGTATTCGTAGAGATGCTGATGAAGAATATACAATGGTTCTCAGTAGGACTTCTGGAGCAGTTAAGACTCTTGAGATTTATGATAAAGATGGTGGTGCTATGCCTGTTAAATCTGCACCTACCGCAGATGTAAGTAATTGGCCTACCACAACTACAAATAATATAACTAGTGCAAATTTAGTTTACCTAGAGACTCCTACAGTCAAAGAAAATATAATAGCAACCACAGTAGCCGATACAACCTTTCTTATTAATAAAGAAACTATAGTAAATAAAGCTACTGTAGTTGGTAAAGTTTCAGGAGAAGGCGTAACTGGAGGATGGACAGCTTCTCTTGTACCTACATCAGCAACAGGATCAGGATTAATTACTGGAGCATATACTCATGAAGGATTGCTTTTTGTAAAGTCAGGAGATTATTCCAGTAAGTATATGGTATCTTTAACAATAACTGCTGGTGGTGGACCTTACAAAGTTGGGTTTCAAACTCCTTCTTCTGCCGCAGGAG